ACTATTGAGGGCTTCAGAGTAGTCGCCTAATGAAATATTTTCAGGATTATTATTAAAAAATATTTCTCCTGATATCATCAAGGCTGTAGACAACAATGGTAAAGTAGTACTTCCTCCTGACAAAACATGCATGTACTATTACAAAAAGGATGACTGGCAAACTTGGGCCGACCCAATCACTCTTTCTGCTTTTGAACCATTAAATTTGTATCAGCGATTACAGTTAGCCGATAAGGCAGCTTTAGACGGAGCTATTTCTAAAATCAGAGTTTGGAAATTAGGTAGTCTGGAACATAAGCTAGCACCTACAGAAGTTGCTTCTTCTGCATTAGCCGACATGTTGGGCGCTAATGTCGGGGGCGGTACGATTGATATCATCTGGGGTCCGGATATCGAACTGATCGAAACTAAAACAGACGTTCAGGCCTTCTTGGGTGAAGAAAAATATAAGCCTACTCTTATGGCTATTTATGCAACATTGGGAATTCCTCCTACTTTAACTGGCACTGTGGGCGCAACTGGCACCACTAACAACTTTATTTCTTTAAAAACCCTGACCGAACGACTTAGCTATGTAAGAAACATCTTAGAAGATTTTTGGAACGAACAGCTTGAGATCGTACAAAAGGCGATGGGATTCCGCGTAGCGGCCCAGCTAGAGTATACCCAGACCATATGTACCTAGAAGATCCTGCTGCTGTTGCTGGCCTTCTACTTAATATGGCCGATAGAAACATTGTCAGCGAAGAGTTTGTACAGAACTACATTAAGGCGAAGCCTAAAGTGGAAAGTAAACGATTGGCTCGCGAAGATAAGAATCGAGACAAAGTGGAAAGAGAAAAGGTTAGTCCTTATCATCAGGTTGATAAGAAGCACGATTTACGTAAGATAGCACTTCAAACAGGTGTTTCTGCGCCATCTCAAGTTGGGCTGGAACAGGAAGAAAAGAAGAGCGATGAGAAATCTATGCTCGACTTTAAAGAAAAGGCTCTCCAGAATAAGTCGGGTAGACCCTCTGATAAGAATACAACCGGTACTCCCGGCAGACCTAAAAACAAGAAGGACTCTGCTCCTAGAAAAGAAAAGACCTTTTCGCCTAAATTAAAGGCAAGTGCAGAGCTTTGGGCTAAATATGCGCAGGCACAGATAGCCGAGATTGTCCATCCCGTTCTTCTTAATTCTTTTAATAAAGCCTCTTTAAGAAACCTAACTGCCGAAGAGTCTAAAGAGCTTGAGGATATAAAATTTGAAATTTTGTGTAATTTATCTATAGAAGATGAAATTAATCAAGAAACAATATCGCTAGCCTCTCAAGAGCCTCCTAGGGAAATCCATTTGGAATTTCAAGAATGGCTGAGCGCAGTGGAAGAAAGCGTTGGGAAGCTTTCAATTGATCAGGTTCGTGACTTACGGGCCTCTTATTATACCTACTATAAATATGGGAATATATCATGAATAAAAAGATAAAAATATATGAAGTAGAGAAAGAACTAGGGCTAGCGGAACAAATTTCAGCTCAGTCTTCGGTTGCCTTTTATGCTTCGGCTAAGACTAAGGCAGAATTATGCGACAATAAGGAGGCCTCTAAGGCTAGCATTTTGAATAAGTTAGCTATTGCGGGCCAAGAAGATCCAGATGTCTATAAGACCTTTTCTATTCTTGTTTCTTCTACGTGGAACAAGAATGATGATATTTTCGATAAGAAAGAAATTTGGGCAGCTAAAGACACCCCTCTCTTTAAGCCCACCAACCTTAATCATGACGAAAAGCAAATTATTGGCAATATTGCTGATAGCTGGGCAGTAGACGAAAACTTTGCTCCTATTTCTGCTGACTCTAATAATGTAGGAGTGGCCGCAGAATTGCCAGAAGTATTGCATCTTTTAGTAGCTTCTGTGATATATCGTCAATGGCAAGATCCTGAATTAAGAGGGCGTGCCGAAAAGCTTATTGCTGAAATAGAAGAGGGCGATATGTTTGTTTCTATGGAGTGTCTATTTAATGGCTTCGACTATGGCATTGTTGATCCTCAAGGCCAAAATCACGTAGTGGCTCGTACAGCAAGTACGGCTTTTTTATCCCAGTTTTTACGTTCTTATGGCGGAACTGGAGAGTATCAAGATCATAAAATAGGCCGAGTTCTTAGGAACATTGTTTTCAGTGGTAAGGGGTATGTAAAAAGGCCTGCTAATCCAGAAAGTATTATTTTTGATAAAGATCATCAATTTTCTTTTGCGGCTCCTGCATTTCATGGCAGCATAAAAAATACAGATTTTCCTACTTTTTTAGAAAATGGTGTATCTAACAGTGTAGCCGAAGAATCAAACATTCCAATGGAGAATACTAATATGACAATTGAGCAATTAAATGCGAAAATTAGTGAGCTTGAAGCAGCCCTAAGTACTGTTAAAGCAGAAAATAAGGATCTTGAAGGCAAATTAACTGAAGTTAATGTAGCACAATATGAAGATCAAATCACTAAACTTAAAGCTTCTG